GATTGTGTTGCTAACTCATCTGTAGCACTAGCTGCGTCATCTAAAGCTGCTGCATCTGCAAAGGTACGTAAGAAAGTAACATTTCTATCAAAAGATTCTGCTACGCTAACAGTGTCATTGTCTGCAGCTTTACCTACTTCTTTTGCATCAGACTCAGAGAGGCTTGTAGTATCAGCTTTTGCAGCAGAAAATAAACTAGCTAAATCTTCTGTTACGCTAGTAGAGTCGTCTTTTGCTAAAGATGTATCAAGAACTTCAGAGTCTGTCAGTGTAGGAGTGTCTGCTTTAGCTAGGCCTACATCTTGTACTAGTTCTTCTGTTACTGTAGGGGCATCAGAAAAAGAAGTCTCAAACAGTTTTGCTAGTTCTTCTGTAACAGAAGTTGTATCTTCTTTACCTAAAGCCGTATCTAAAGAAGTTATGGCTTCAGAAAGAGCAGGTGCATCAGTAAAGTCTCGTACGTATTGTACGACTCTGCTTAGCTCTTCGGTAAGTGTAGGGGCATCTGCAAGTGCTTTGTCTAATTCTTTAGCTAAAATTTCACTAATAACAGGTGAATCTGTTTTAGCTAAATTAGTGGCTAATGCCTGAGCATCACTAAACCCAAAGCTTTCTGCATTAGGAGAATTGTATTGTTCAGTAAAATATCTGTTTAGGGTATCAGCGTCTATGTTTACATTTGCAGCTGTAAGTTGTTGAAAGGCAACAATTTGTTGTAGATCTATAAAATCTACAGTGCTTTTTAGATGTTCAAATAAGCTTACAGACTCAGTAGAGTCTGTCTGAATTATCAGCCGTAGCTGTTTGTAGTCTACGGTAAACTTGAATGCCATTAATCAAAGTCGTCACGTACTTTAAACTTTATTAAGTCTTGTACTGTCTGAATGTTGCCATCAGATTTAGTAAACTCAAGTTCTCCTTCAAATGTACCTGCTGCCGTCCAAGTTCCAGACGGGAATATTAGTGTACAAGTCCCTGAACTAGGGGCAGAAATAGTAGCAGTAATAGTAGAAAGAACTGTGGATTTACCTACTTCTCTTATTCTTAACTTCACAGTGCCGTTGGTTAGATCAATAGGAGCCCACGTAGTGCTATCTTCTATGTCTAAAGTCTGACCACTTGCTGCTGAGTTACTATCTTTTAAATTAAAAGTAAGCTCTGGTAGTGTATCTCCAACTACTAACTTTATTGTATCTGAGTATGCCATAATTAATTTTACCTCCCTAATGCTCTAGTGTCGAGCTGACTGTAAACTGGAATAAAGTCAGCAGGCTTCCAATCTAAATTCACTCCTTCCCACACTCTCTCTGCTGTAGGTCCTAAGGGTGGAACCCAAAAAGGATTGCCATATCTATGACTTTCTAAAAATACTGGTAACGCTAAGCTTGCGGGGCCTAACATACCGCTTCTGTCTATTATCTCTGTCATGTATTGACCAGTGCTCATGTCGTCTGTTTTAAAATAATCAACACCTGGATCATTTGGACTTACTCCAGGTAATACCCAAGCTAAAAATGCTTTGAAAGCTTCTCTTATTTCTAAGCCTAACATAGTTATAGGAAGTAACATACCAGCCATTAATATTATAGGCATAGCACCAGCTCCTGCACCGTCATTAACAAACCCCCTATGTGCTTCTTTTAGTGTTGGGAACACAATCGTTTTTCCATATGCATAGAAGAATGACTTAAGCTGCCAAACAACAGCATATCTAGGATCATTAGCGTATTGCGGTCTCTGTGTAGGATTAGGTCTAACTATAGACTCGTCTACAAACTGCGCTAATGATTCGTTTACTTTCTCTCTAGTAGCTTTGTCAGCTTTACCCTTCTCCCAAGCCAATACTTCTTCAGGGCTAACATTCAACTCTTTCAAATATGCTTGAGATGTTTTATCGCCTGCTTGAGCTTTTCGTGCATGGTTTTGTAAAAATCTTGTGCCCATGCCCGTAGCAAACACCCTAGTAAACCTAGTATAAGCTTCTAGCCCAGTTACCCTAAACCAAACATCAGAAACGTTTTTTGCTGATTGGCTCATAAAATCTTGTTCGCCAGCTAAGACAAAAAAACTAGACATAGCATCTACACCTATAACTCCTATCTCTCTAGCTATATCTGCAGCTTCTTGTGGGTTTTTTATCATGTCTTTTATAACACCAAATACATCACTTACCTTCGCTGTACCTCTAGCCCTTAAAACCGGACCTGCTGTATCTTGCAAAGAAGCTATAACAGTAAGCCCTAATAAGGTTACAACGTTTAAAGTCAAAGCTATGTCATTTGCTGTTTTAAGTAGCCCACTTTGTATTGGTGTGATTTTACCAAACATAGAGTCAATCATGTCCCTAGCTTCTGCTTGTTGAGCCTCAGTTAGTTTACTTAATAGTTTATTAAGCTGTGAAATACCCCCTGACTGCTCAAACTCGTACCTAAGTGCTAATTTGTCTAGGTATTTTTTTAAACTTACTTCAGGAGCGTCTGCTAGCTGTAAGTCTACTAAAGCTTTATTAGGCACATTAGTAAATAACTTTTTCCTAGATTCAAGAGTACCTATTTCTATTTCTTCTTTAGCAGTGAATTCTATGTCGCCATTGTTCTTGTTGATTATGTCTTGAACTGCGTCTTGTATCTCAGACTCTTTAGCTTGTGGGTTATACTCTTTTAGTAGTTTTTTAAGCTGTGCTTGTTTAGCAGGGTCAGAAGCTATTTCAGCAACGGCGATAACACGAGGAAAGAAGTTCTGTCGTTCTGCTACGCCCATGCTTTCTAAATCTAACTCAAAATATAAAGCTGTTAAATACTCTCTAACCTTTGCTGCTTGCGGATTTGTAAGATCTTCTGTATTTATTTCATCATTAGCAGCTTCTTCCAATATAGCTTTTTGCTCTGCATTAAAAGTAGAATAGAACCACCCATCTTCTACTCCTAATATTTTAGCTATGTCATTTAACATAGCATTAGCTCTTCTAGTTTTCAAAGTCATGATTCCTGCCCTACCAGAAGCAGAAGTAGTTCTAGGATCTAAGTTAAAAAAGTCTGCTACAGCAACACCCGCAGGGCCCATTTGTCTAAACCTAGTATCTGTAGTTAATAACAGGTTTTTTAACCATCCAGGTAAATTTTTAGTTGTTAAAAGTTTATTAGCTTTATCTAGTACTTTTCTTAGTTGTTTATCAGTATATGTTTGTGGCCCCAAAAGACTCTCTACTTGCGTCTCTATTTTTGCTTTTACCTCATAAGGCACTTGTTCTAAAGTAGGGTTCTTTATCGACTCTTTTACTTGGTCAGAATAGTCTTGAAAAGTATCATTAACTTCTAATCTTTTTCTTTGTGCTGGACTTAATTTGTTAAATAGTTTTTGTTGAGAATTTGCTAGTCTTTTAAACCAAGCTTTAGCTGGCCCTTGTATGCCTTTATATGTAGTGCCGTCAACATTCAAACCTAACTTTTCTCTTATAGATAAAGAATATTGGTCAGCTATAAAATTATAAAAACCTTTTTTAGGGTCTAAGTAATTACTCGGTACGTTTTCACCTTTTTTAATATCTTCAAATGCTTTTAATAAACTTTTTCTAATGGCAGGTACTTTTAAACTTTTTTCTAACTCTTGAAAAACAAAAGAGTTACCTAGCTCTTTTAAATAAGCGGCATAGTAAGCCCCTTCATTTATGTTTGGGTTAGTCTTCATCAAAATAACATCAAAATGTCTATACTGCAGAGTCATAGCTAAAGCATTTTCATTATCTAAAAGTTCTTGTCTTTTTTGCTCAAACGCATTCATATCTAATGTGCTCTTAATTGAAGCTGGTAACTGTGAGTCATTTAAACTGGTTTCTGCAGAAATTACTTTTAGGTTTGTAGAAAGTCCTAACTGCCTAGCTGCAGTAGTTAAGCCTTTTAGTATTTGTTGCCTAAAAGGAAGTTGGGCTCTTTGTGCAGGTTGTGCAGGTTGTGCAGGTTGTGCTGGCACAGAAGGAGATAATGAGCTTCTAAATTTTGCTCTTTTTCCAATTGCCTGTCCCAATAAAAAAGAAGTGCCTGGTATATATTTACGGTTATCTTTAAACGCAGGTTTTAAACTTTTATTTTTATTTTCTCTAAATTCTTGCAAAGGACCTATAAAACTTGTTCCTGACCTAAGAGATGGTTTTGGCCCTACTAAATTAGGATCGGGACTTACACCCCTATTCTCATAAATATATTCCTCCATAGAAATTTGCATATTAACTCTGTCATCTGCTTTGTTCCTATTAGAGAATTGCATATCATAGTACTTATCTCTACCTCTATACTCTTTGCCTTCTTGCTCTTGGTAACTAGAAAACAGCTGTTTATCTTGAACATCCATCTTAATTGCGCTGTTGTCTTTTGGGGCTCCCATAACTGGATCATCTGTATTAAATAAACCAGTGTCCCCTAGTTTAAAATCAGACCCTTTCTCTGCTGCAATATTTCTTATATCGTCAACATATGTACCTATTACAGCTTCCCTATCGATGCTACCACCAGCACCCCTAAAAGCTAAGTTAGGTTTATACCTAACGGGCTCATTTCTCTGTTGTCGTTTTATTTCTACTTCGCCAGTAGAAGTTCCTATAGCCACATCTCTATCAACCGGTTGGCCTAAAGGTGTACTCAACTCCGTTATATTCCCCGGCTCGTTAGTTCTGTCTTGAGATTCTATAGCTGCTATAACACTAGCTATAGGTTTTAAAAAATTAAGAATAAGTTCATCTTCTTGTTTTAAAGATAATGCGGTCTGTCTAACGTCTTCTTCTTTTTGTTGTGTGTCAGGGGTTATTTGGTTTTGTCTCCTACCGGCTAATGTTTTTGCATAAGGCCCCTCTCCCTCAAAAGGCATGGGCCAAGATATAGTTAAAAAATCTTCAATGTTTTCTTTAAGTTCCGTGAGTTCATCTAAAGTCATCTCAGACATAGTATTTGCTTCTAGCTGCTGCACAAAAGGTGCAACCTTACCTCGGTTTATAGCAGTTTGTTCCGCACGTATAAAAGGGTCTCTTGCTTTACTAATTAGTTGCGGGAACTGTAAAAAAGGAGTTTCTAGTAAAGCAAAATCATCTCTACTAAACATGTCAAAACTTAAGTCTTTTAAGGCAAATTTTTGTTTTAGTTCAGCAAGTTGTTTTTGTAATTTTATAGGATCTTTAGTATCTAGAACAACTTTTAAAACTTGCGCTCCAGCTTCATTAGTTAAAATAGTATCTAATAAAACATTAACAGACACTGTTTCTGTTCCGGGCTTTTGCGGAGGCCCTACTTCAGGCCTACGTCTACGTCTCTCGCTTGGTGTTGCTTTTCTTTCAACTTGACTTGTAACAGTAACGGGACTAGCCTCGCCTTTTACAGTGTCTGGATAATACTCCAAAGCAAAGCCTTGTTCTTCCATTAAAACTACTAAGTCTAATAAAGCTGCGACTCTTTGAGCTTCTGAACTAGGTAACTCAGACTGGTCTCTTCTACGAGTTCTTTTGGTAATTGTGGTTATTCCTTCTAATAAAACAGCTATATCAACTCTGCCCCCTGGAACTCCCTCAGATAGCCCTGCTTCTAAATCTTTAACTGTAAAATATATAGGTTGCCTATACCCTTTCCCTTTTACTCTTGCTTTTGCTTGGTCTATCCTAGTAATTAAGTCTTGTTTTATGTTTCTGACTTCGTTTGGGTTTCTACCTGTTGTTTGTATAAATTGTTTTTCTTCAGGCTGCATCCTAACTAAAACAAACTCACGGTTGTTATAAGCTTCCATATCAGCGATATACTTTTTATCTAATTTTTTGCCCTTATACCTTCGTGCATCTGGTTTAACTTTTGCCGGTGCTTGGAACACTTCACCTTTTTTAGAAGCGGCTCTAAGGCTAGGCATATCTCTCTTATCTACAATTCTTATATAACCTACGCCTTCAGTACGGGCTGCTTCATCTTTTGATTTTATTTCAAAAGCCTGTAACAAATCTCGAGAATAATACTCTTTATCACTCTCAAACTCTTGTCTTAGACTTGGGTGTACATACTCTCTAACTCCAGCAATATTTGCTGCAGTTGCTTTAGGGTCACCAACTTTAGTGCTTTTGAGCGCTATTTCATTTATTCTGTTTTCATAATCAGGGGTAGATTCTTTAGCTCTTTGTGGAAACTTAGCGTGAGCTGATTCATGTGCAATAATAAAATTTCTCCATTCAGCCAAAGTAGTAAATAAATTTTTGGGTAAAGCATTAACACCTTTTACTTTTGGTTTAGTCCAAGCTTTATCTTTAAAGGTACGTTCTAACTCTGATTCGTCTAGATAGATAACATTATTTTTTCTGTTGTAGGAAGCCCACCCGCCTTTAGTTTTATCCCCTTTGTTTTTAGATTCTCTAAGTTCTATAGGGACATCAGGTAAAACAATTGTCCCTTGTATTGACCAAGGCTCTTTTGTTTTTATATTTACGTAAGGGTTTTCGACTGTGCCTGACCCTCCTCTTTTAGTTATTAAAGATACTTCTTCTTCTAAACCTACTTTCGTGCTTGCTACGTCTTCTTTATTTTCTACTTGCACGTTTGTTCTTTTTAATATTTCAGTAACGCCTACTAAAGGTATATCTCTAACATCTGCTCCTTCTTCGGTCATTCTAGACATAGCACTACTTATAGCATCACGAACTTCAACCCCACTACTTAGCTCTGCTATCTCATCTAATAAAAGGCCCATTTCTACTACAGGTGACTTTTTCACATCTTCTAAATACCTAGCTTCAGAATTTGTGAAAAGAGAACCAGCTGCGTCGCTTGCTTTTGTTATTGCGTTATACACGCTAGCAAGTCTTTGTTTAACTTGAGGAGCAGCTTTTGAAATAACAGAACGTATAGCTTTTGTAGTCCTAGCTCCTTTAGTAGCTGCAGCAGTCATGTTTACAAAAAAATTAAGGTCTGAAAAAGTAATAGGCAGTTTGTAAACATCTTGTATATATTTTGTAAAACCAGCCTCTTCTTCTTTTGAAACTTTGCCTCTTCTTACATCAGCAGCAATTTCTGAACTAGACCTATCTCTATTGCCTACGCCCGATTCGCCAAAGTCATCATCAGAAGTATTCATCTCTGATAAATCATCATCCATCTCTTGGAACATGTCTCGGATGCTACTAAAAGGTGTAGTTGCAGTACTATCTAAACCAGCAGTTCTATAGTCTGCATGCTCTTTAAGGGTTTGAGTTACGATTTCGTATCTAGTAGGATCTGCATTTCCTAATATCTCTTGCATTTTATTTCTTGCTTTTTCGAAATCATTTTCGTAAGTGCTAGAAGTACTTTGGTAATGTACTAGCTCATTAGATTGTTTATCTAATATACCGACTACCATGTCATCACCTGGTTTCCTAGTTCTGCTGTAACCTAACCCGTTTTCTGCTAGCCAAGCATCTTGTAGTTCTGTATCAAATGGGTATAACCTAACAAGGTTTTGAAACTCTCTAGCTTTTCGCTCGTTGGTTGTAACGTAAAGACCTTGTGGGCTAGTGACTCGTATTGCATCTGGTAACCTATCTTCTAGTGCTTTTAGATCTAATCCTTTGTAACTATCTATATCTATAAAACCACTATCTTTATTTGAACGGACATCTGCTATAAATTCAAATTGTGATTCTAACGCAGTCATTCTTTCGCGCATGATTCTACCAAGTTGGTTATCTTTAAAACGTTTCAAAAACATCTGTTGGGCTTTATCTTCTGCTAACCCATAATTAGCAAGTTCTCGTGCTTTATTTAAAACGCCAGTACCAGCACCTAAAGCAGAACCAACACCTAAACCACCAAAGAAACCAGCAAAAACAGCATTTAATCTATCTAACTTTGCATTAGCTTTCGTGTAATTATCATCGATTCTAAATTTCTGTTGCACAGATAATTCTTCTTGTAACCCTTCTGCTACTCCCTCTGAGATAGAAGTTACTGCCATTGCTCTACTTAAATCCCCAAAAAAAGTAGAACTAGGCGACAAATCAGGTTGTAAAGTACTGTCTCCTGTTCTTATATTTAACTTACCACCTTTCTTAAGTTGTCTAGCTATAACTGCAGCAGTAGCAGCTTCTGACCCTAACCCTATAACACCAAACAATTGTCCTTGGGCCAATGCAGCAATTGCATCTTGTGGAGACTTCATACCTTGGTCTGCATAATCACTAAAAGATATACCTGTTCCTACACGTTGTTCTTGACTGTAAGCACCAGCAAGCGCACCTTGTGTAAACCTACGCCCTAGTTTCTGTCTTCGTAATTGACTATAGATATCGGCTAAATCTTCTTGTGCTTTTCTATCATTTGGTAATTTAGGAAAAGGTAAAGGTCGGCCTTGTTTTTCCGCTAATACATTTTTATATTGTTTGTTTAAAAGGTCTTCTGCATCTTCTTTTAAAACATTGGGTCTTCTACCTCGTAAACGTTTAGGAACCTCTTTCAAAGCTTGTTTTCGTGCTATAGCTGTTCCTGCTCCTGCTAGTAAGGCCGGAGTTGCAGTACCTCCTGTTAAGAGTGTGCCACCTGCTACAACAGTTCCAACCACTGCAGCCTCAGCAAGACTAGCTGCTAAAGAAGGGACAAATTGACCAGTAGCTGAGGCTACCTGGTTAAAAAAACCTCCTACCGTTGGCTCTTCTAAGAACTCTCCAAAACTCTCCATACCAGCTAAAGGTATGCCTGCTTCTTCCTCTAGTCTATCTCCTTCTCGTAGTATGTTTTCGGCGTCTTCAGTGTTACCACGCAAAGTAGCAATAGCAGCTTTAAAGTTTTTATTCTGCGCGGCCACATTAGCTGCACCAGAAACTACACCTGCACGAAGTGCTTGTATTGGACCTTCTATTTTCTCGACTCTGTCAGGTGCACCTGCAGCAGTAGGTAAAGTAGGATCAGCTTCTACTCTTTTATTTTCTAAGTCTCTATCGCTAGATTCAGCAGTTAAAGAACCAGAGCTGATTCTTTGAATAATATCTTGTTCGTTAACGGCCACATTACTCCTCTGCTCTTGGTAAAACAGATAAGGCCATACCAGAGAACTCTGCATCTGGGAACTGTTCTCTAAATTGGTTTCCGGTCATTATAGGTACATACTGAGTGCCGGTAGGGTCTTTTACAACTATCTCACTTATTTGTTCTCTGTTGTTTACAAGTTCGGTTCTTATTTCAATCCTAGAAGCTAAGTTCCCCACAATGTTAGGTAAGTTTTGCCTGTCAGAGAAAAAACCGCTACCAAATAAACCACCTTTCTGGGCAGTTCCTTCACTAACTGCAAAAGCACCAATATACCTACCTATCTCTTGGCTTAGTATTCGTTTAGCACCTGGAGTTATGCTGTTTGGGTCAACGAGTCCATTTTGATTAAAACGTATTGCACTTTGGCCTGGCCCGCCAGTTTCCCTAATTGTATTTAAAAGTCCTCTAAAGTTTCTTTTTACTAGAGGGGCTGTTTTTAAATATTTAGAAACGTCGCCTTTATAATCTTCAAAGTAATTAAGTTTTTTTGCATCCTCAATAATACCTTTAATAACATCTAGTTCGGCTTCTCTTCCGCTCTGTTGAAGTTCAGCTATTAACGCAGCTCTGTCATCTAGAATTTTTTGGTTGCTTTGTGCAATATCAATTAATTTATCAGCTCGATCTGCAGCACTTACATTAACATCGCCAGTGTTTATCATATTTAAACCGCCCTGGAAATTTCTAAGAAAGTTTGCAGGGCTATCAGCTCCGCCGGCTGCTACTGCATATGCTAAAGCTGCATTTATCCTACCAAAAGGTATATTAGGGTCTTTTAACTTAGTCATGTCTTCCGGACTATTTATACCAAGCTCATTAAAAGTTTTTTGCGCTTTTTCTAAGAAGTTTGGATCTAAGCCTACTCTAAGTAATTCTTCTCTATTAGTCTCAATAAACTCTTGTTGCTCTGATACAGTGCCCTCAGTAGGGAAAGTTAAATTAGTACCTTCAAATACTTCTGGCTGAGGAGTTACTCTTTGATACTCTACTCCGCCTTGTTCTATAGTCTCTGGTTGCGCTTCGGTTAGTTTAAAGTCTACTGACCTTTCTTTTGTTCCTCTAGCTCTAGGAACAGGACCAGGACGTGTTACAGTAGTTTCGTTTCGTTCTATTTTTTGTTCACCGCTGCTATTTCTAAGTTGTTCCTGTAAGTCTTTATTTAAACCTGTTTCCATAGCAAGTGCGTTACTCGGAACTAAAGATAAAATTTGTCTTTGTATATCGCCTGACTGGTCAAAAAACTTTCCACTGTTTACTATTTCTCTTGCTTCTTCTCGTGTAAGTGTTTGTCCAGACCTATCAAATTCTTCGCTAGAAGCTTTAGTTTTATCATCTTGTGTTTGATTAAAAGAATCTATAACGTTATCAATCTCTGTTCCTATATTAGCTATATTCTTAAAAGCTTCTATGGGTTTCATATTCCCCAAAGTAACTTGATTATCAAAATATGCTATGGTGTCTAATGCGTTGCCGGTCGGACTACCCGAACCGGGCAAAGGTTGATTTCCGTATTTTTTATAGTTTTCACCGGCTATAAAAGATTGTCCAGCAAGTGAACCCTGTCCGGAATTTCTAAAAGTCTGTCTTACTGCAGTGTTGAACAGTGTTCTAAACCCGTCTAAATCAGAGGACATAACTATATCTTTTGGGTCATTACTAAAACCTAGCGTCTTTGGAACTATCCCTTGGTCAGTTTTAAGATCGTAATGAATAGCACCACTGTTTTTATTTACACGAACAGCTACAACTTTACCCTCTTTAGTTTTCCCAGTGTTTATGTCTGTGTAAGACCTAGCGGTACTTAAGCTGTTTATAGTATCTGTAATTAAATCGTTGTTATTAACCTTATAAAAGTTCTCATCTATGCTTTCTAAGTTACTATAATCTAGTTCTCCAGAGTCTGTTTGTTTTATACCTGTAAGCTCTAGAAATTTATCGGGGGTAACAGTCTTAAAGTCTACTTTTGCTTTTCCGTCCTCTCCAAACTGATAATTTTGAGTATAAGGGGTTAAGCTATTTACAAGCGTACTGGCTTGCTCGTCCCTACGCTCCTCTTGGTTTTCTCTAAACCTTTGCCCTGCCGCTAATCCTGTTAAATATTGACTCATGTTTTATATCGCAAATGCAGCTAAAATGCTGGTTCCCATACCTATTAACCCGCTTCTATAAGATGACTTTGCGTTTTTATATGCAGAGTCACGTGCGGATTGTCCTTGTGCTGCTGTAGCAAGACCCGCCAATGAAGAAGAATTAATACCTTGTCCTATACCAATTAAATCTCTTAAAAGAGCTTGATTTATATCTCTTTGCCTCATACGGGCATTATTTACAGTGTTTGTCATGGATAAAGCATTACCCCTTTGGGCGGCTGCTTTTTGGGCTTGTATCTGTGCTGCAGATAAACCTGCTCCTCCGTACCTTTCTAAATTCCTTTTTTGTACGCCCGCTGCTATTTCTGCCTGTCTAGCAGTGTTCCTTCTAGCCCTATCTATTAAGGTAGTATCGTCCGTCATGCCGAGAAGCCTGTTCTCATAACCCCTAAAGTTATTAATATAATCTGCGTAATCTTCACGCAAGATATCACCAAAAACTTTATCTGGGTCTTGTACGTCTGGCAGACCTAATGCATCATAATTAGGACTGCCGCTACTAGTGTAATTTTTAGCTTGTCTTACTGCCATATTATATTACCCGTATTTACCTTCGTTAAGACCTTTTCTATACGCTAAACCCTTGCCTATGTTAGTAAGGCCTTTCATATAACCTAAACTAGTATCTAAGTTAGCTTTTGCCATATTTAAAGTTTCGGTATTCTCAATTTTGGCTATTTGAGAAAGCCCTGTTTGAGTATCAGCTTGTAATTTATTTGCTGATTTTATAGCATTGGTCTGATCGCTTCTTGCCCCAATAATCCCTTGAGTTGTTCCTTGAAGCGACATATCACTAAGAGCAGAAGCTAAGTCTGCTTGTGTATTAACAGCAGCTACTGCATTTCTGTTTGGATTTTCAGTAAGGGCAATAAAAGTATCTGCATTAGCTCTACCTTCTGCAGTGTCCATAAGAGTTTTTTCATCTCTAAAAGCTGCCTCAGTCATTTCTTTTTGCTTAGGCATATAAACTTCGTCAAAATAATTATTCTGAGCTAAAGCTATAGAAGCATTAGCTTTTTCAGACTCTCCAGCTTCAAACTGCGATGCTTTTGGCTTACTCATTTAACTTTTCTCCTATATATTCTAGTATCTGTATGCCACCCTTTTGCGATTGCATACGGTTCTAGTTCCGGTACATGAGATTGAGCTTCTATATACTTACAATCAGACTTCTTAGCGAGCTGATTAATCCAGTCTTGATGGGCTAACCACTCATGTCCGCCTCTATTATAAGTATACGCTATCCACATATACAATGTCTTGTCTTTTGTGTGTCTATCTACTTCTATAGTCAACACTAAAAACCCGACCGGTGAGGTAAATAAAAACGCTTTTTCATTTACACAATCACTATAAACATCTTCGGGAATAAAAGTTAGACTTGGGTTGTCTGCTAATATACTTTCTATGCCAGGCTTGATAATGTTCCACGTGGAACGTATGTCAGTAAGCACTGGTTCGACAAAGTCATTAGTAGTCGATCTCCCTTCCGTATCTTCCATAGCGCCTCCTTGGCTTACCTATTCCTTTGTATTTTACTGTTCGTTTTACTCCTAGATCTCCGCCTCTTGCACGAAGTTCTGCTTGTGTTATTTCATTATTAAACTGTGCTAAATATTCCCTAGCTGCACCTACATCTGTCCATTCTCTATTAGGCATACGCAATAATCGATATAAAGTACCGTAGACAAGCGCATCTCTATATTGGTTAGATACAGTGCTATCAATATTGTTACTTGTTCTGGTTGGTTTTAAAGCTACACTAGCTATGATTTGTTTTGACCCACTTGGTACAGGAACAATCCAAAATAAACTAGAAGATTTTTGTAGGTAAACATGAGGATTACCAGTTCTGTTTCTCCAATCTGGGTAATTTAACTCTAGACTTCTTGGGCTGATGGGATCCATGTCGTTCCCGTCATGGGTCATATATAAGACCTGATGGACTTCTGTAGCTACTGGGATATCAAAATCGTACTCATAAACACCTGCAATAGTGTTAAATGGGTCCATATCCAAGATATAAGCTTTTGACCTTTCACAAAACTCTATAGTTGCAGCCCTGATGTTTTGTTCGACTAAAGAATCTGGGCATAGAGGTACGTAAGGTAGTACTTCTTTTACTAAAGAAGAATAGGCTGCCACCTTATCCTCCTTGCTGCATTAAGGGATTAACAGCTCCTATATTAGAAACACGGTCATTATTTGGATCTAACAACAACTGAGCCTGTCCACCTTGACCGATGCTTGCGGTAAATAATTGATAGTGGTTATTAGCTCTTTGTGCGTTACCTGCATACTCTGCATCTTTCATGTACGCTCTGTATAAAACATAATCTATAATCGCGTTTGCATAAGTATCGTCTATATCTATAGTGTCAGTACCTGTAGTTAAATCAGTAGGTGACTTAGAGTAGACGATTTCTAAGAAAGTGCTAGTGCTAGACGCCCCTGGATAAACATAAAAAGTTCGTGGGTCGTCATCATCAAACACATAATGTTTGACCGTAGTAGAGTGCGCTGCATCACCTGCTACATTTGGGTCATGCCAATCAGGTTCTTGAGTATTTAATATATCAACATTTACTAACCTAACTGCTCTTTTGCCGGTTGCATCAGCTGCGGCGCTAGACATGTTTCTAGTTATTTTAATTAAACGTAAACCTGCTGCGGGTAGAGTTTGTTTAGTGCCTACCACTAAAGCCATATTTGCTGTAGTAGCAGAGGCTTCTGGCCTAAAATTAACTACTTCTCTTTGGGCATCATTGATATACCTACGTAATTCAGCGTCTGACCACCTAACGCTTGTAGTATCTTGCAGAGTATCCCTTATTCTAGATAATAAATTAGTCTCTGTTATTGTGCCCATACTTTACCCTAAACTGCTTGTAATTCTGCTATTAAATCAGATTTCTTTTTGCGCCTATCTAGTTCTATTCCAATAGTACGACCGTAAGCTTCTAGTTCTACTTTAGTCATACCTTCAAAGTTTGGTTTTGGGTCTTCAACTGCTGGAGCTTCCTCTATAACAGCTTCTTCCTCTATTGAAACTTCTTCTACTATAGGAGCAGATTCTACTACTGGAGCTTTCTCGACTCCGCCTTGTACTTCCGTGCATCCTGCTTGTAGACATAATAAACCTAAGTCATCACCAACTTGTTTTGGCTCATTTGCTTTTAAATGTACAACTGCACCCCAGGTTGAGGCTATTGACTTGTCTTCATTTGATACTATCCACATAATTTTCTCCTTAAAAATGGGTGGCTAACAAAAGCCACCCATAAAATATAACACAATTAGTATGCTACATCTAATCTAATAACACCGAAGTCCTCATCTTGTCCTGTGACATCTGAGTTGTACTTAGGCTTCTTAAGACCAAATATCTTACCAATTGAGATACCGTTTTGGTTTCCATAGTCGAATGTGTCTTCTACTATTTCAGGGATACCAATGTCAGCCATAGCTAATGCTTGGGCACCGCAGAATAAACATGCAGAACCGTTAACATCAGCGTCAGCGCCCCATTTGTATCCGGATGAACCAGCATTTGCTGATGTTCCAGTTGTAGCACCAGATGTATTAAATACATGTCTGAACTCATGGATCATCACACCATCAACCATTAGACTTGAAGAACCTGAGAATAAGCTTGAACCTGGTCCTCTTACTCCAGCTTGTCTTACGTTAGCAAGGAAGTCTGAATCAAGTTTTAGGTCAGCCATAACTTGTGGAGTTACGAAAAGATGGAACATCTCGTCATTACCCGCACCTCTTAGTCCTCTGATGTACTGATCTTTAGCGTAAGCTTTTAGATCAACGATAGCGCTATAGCTTAGTTTGTCAGCTGCAGCAACTGCAGTAACATCACCGGCTACGATACCGCTTGTAGCATCAAATCTTCTATGTCTATTAGAAGTTGGAGCAGTTACATCACTTGAAAACTCTAAGTCGTTTAGGTTTTGACCTGAAGTTAATGATGCTCTTAGACCACCATTGTTCTTAAGGTTATATCCAATACCACTTAAAGTAAGGAATGCTAATTGGTCCATTCTGTCAGCCATTGCATAAGCAAGAGCATCTCTTGAATGTTCCCTGAAGTTCACAACTGATTTTTGGTCAGCTAGCCTTCCAGCTAATCTGTTCGCAAATCTCAATTGATCAATTTGCACGACGATGTCGTACGCTCTTAATGACTCTTCATTACCTTCGAGAGTGTTGTCTCCAACAATACCGTCACCAGTCATGTCAGCTAAAAGTGTTAATACAGCTCTAGCTCCCTTTTCTGATTGGGTAAGCTCAGATATTCTCTGAACCATAGCGT